GCTCTTTGATCGCCTCAGACACGTAGGTGCTGAGGTTATTCCTTTTTACGATGTCCGCGAGCAGGACACCGCCGGAATAATTCTGAAAAGGGGCGGCCATGGTTAAAAACCAAAGTCAGGGTTGACGGGTCCAAGCCACAGACTTGTAGAGGCCGCCCCACAGGGACTTACAGTGACGCTTCCCGCTTCAGCACTGCTGCAAGGTCGGGGTCTTGCGCGTCAATCTGCATTTGCCTCGTTATGTTAATACTACCCTCCTTCCAAGGATTAGGCATACCGGGAGCAACAGCAGAATTAGGTGTTGGTTTGGCACCCATTCCTGCAGCACTACTGGCCTTAAAGTGGTGCTCAAAACCTGATCCGGGATTCTTAAGATTACTCAAGTAGGTGTTAATGTCCTGTTTAACACCTTTGTCCAGGATTGAAACGCTGCCGTCATCACCACGGTGCAGATTGTTCTGCAAAAGAAGCAGCATTTGCTCGGCGTTGATCGCCCCAGCTTGACTGATCGCTGCCAGAGCACTGGTGCGGGTGGCTGCGGCTTCGTTGGATACCTTTAGCTCTTCCAGCTGACGCTGAAGGTCGCTGATTTGCGCTTCCTTTTCCTGAGCGGTCTTGTTGGCTTCTTCCCACAGGTCTTTCCATTGGCCCTGGTCTTCCAGCGTTTTCTTGCGCTGGTCGTCCTGCTTCTTGTAGACCTCGTCAAGTTTGGTCTTGATGCCTTGGAAACGCTCCTCAGCCTCGGATGCTTGGGCTTTTAGTGCCGTTAGCTGGGCCTCGTACTCCGCTTTCAAGGCAGCGGTAGGGTCGGGAGCGCTGGTCTCTGCAGCCACGGGCTGCTCAGGCTGCACCACGGGTGCTTCCTGGATTACTTGCTCTTCCATGGTCAAAAGTCAAAGTCGGAGGATGGAGGTGTGCTAGCAGAGTCGGCTGCTGGCTTCCGTTTACGAGTGGGCTTACACACTTTTGGCTCGGGCTGGGGCTCACGCAGCTCCACAAGTTCCCACTTATAGGAACCGTCGGGCTGCAGCACCCTGTCTAAAGATTTGCCCATTGGCTTTTGGCGTAACTGTTTTATTCTACTGAATTACTTATGGGCTCCTCAGTTTCAGTTGCGGTCGTCAACACCTCACCCTGTACCAAAATCTGGCGGAACTCATCACGGCCCAGCACGCCTTGATCGAATAGTGCGGTAAGTGCGGTGATGTCTTGGCCGATTAGGCGGTCGATGTCGAAGTCTCGGCTTAGTTTGACTTCCGGTGGCTCGATGCCTACATAATTTGCTGCCAAGTTAAATGACTTCTGCAGCGCTTGCTCGATGTCCATGGACACCATTGACAGCATTGAGTTTGTGTCTACGCGGTCCAGGCGGCGGGCGTCGGCAGACTCGGCTACAAACTTTTGCTGGCTCAAAGTGCTGATGCCAAGAGTGGCCATCTGCATCTGAAGCTCTTTGATTTCAGCAGACTGGGCCTCAAATGCGCTGGCGGCAGGCTCGACGTAGTAAATCTTGTTGCCTGGTGCGGTTGCCATCGCGTAGTTAACGCTGACAGCCATGTCCTTGGTCTGGTCGTCCCAGCCTTCCATAACCAAAATTGGCTGGGATGCGATGTGCAGGCTGTGGATTAGGTCGGCTTGACGCTGGAAATGCGCCAGGTTCAAGTAGGCAATATCCAAAAGTGGGGGTTTGCTTGTAAGTGTGTCGGTCTTGCCGGAGTATGTCGTGACTAGGGGGATTTCGCCCAAGCTGTAGTCGCCGGATTCGACTAATTCGTAGTCGGAGGTGGCGTCAGTGGCGTCGAAAGCGTTTGGATAAGGGAAACCGCCTGACATCGCCTTGGCCGACTCAACTTGGCGGAAAACGCGGTAGCGGCCTGGCTCGATGACGCGGATTTGGTCGTAAACTTTCTCGCCAAACTCACCGTCAGGGACGACTGCCTTTTCCTTCAGGCGGATCTGGATCAAGTTGCCGTAGTTGACCTCGCGGTCCAGACGCCAGCCATACACGTTTGCTGGGTCGACCTCGATCCAGTAGGGGCGGCGATTTAGTTCGCGTTCTTCCGCAAGGCTGCGGGCTTCGGTGGGTGCTGGGAAGTCAACCAGCGTGTGCGCTTGGCCGTAGGTCAGGGAGCAGATAAGTAGGCGGCGGGCGTACTCGTCCAAGTCTGATCCGCAGCCATCCACATCCTTAGCGAATACGTCTGTCCAGTAAGGATCGCCAACCAAGCTAATTGGCTTGCGCAAAATGAGACCGGCGGCGGCTCGTACCAGTCGCTGGGTGAAGGGTGAGAATACGGCGCGGTTGACTCTGGCAAGGTATGCGGTGTAATCCTCGCGGGGTTCGATTGGTAGAAAGGCTTCGCTGTTCTCGCGTAGATACTCGGTGCCGAGCGTTACCGCTTTCATGATCTCCCAGCCCTTCATCATGTCCAGCACCGCTTGGGTGCGGGTAAACGGGCTGTCCGCACCAGCGATTGTGCTGGAGCTGACTAAGTGGGTGCGGATTTGGCCGGGGACCGAATACGTCATTTAGATCACCATTTCACGCGGTTTGCCCAGTAGGCGGCAGACATCTTGCCTTTTTTGATGTTAGCTGCGTGGCGGGCTTTCCATGCTTTGTTGCGGGCCGTCCCATCTGGGCTGCCTTGGACGCCCTGTTGGCCGAAACGGATCAGCTTTACTTGGTCGCCATCCTTTGCCAAGACGGCATGGCTTTTGTTGGGGTGGTTTGGGGTGCGCTTGGGCTTGTTGTAGCCTGAGAATTTCTCGCCTCGGTATTCAATCATCGTCTTCGTCCTCGACTTCGATCATTACTTCGATGCCGGAAGCAAGACGGGTCATTAACGCCCCAAAGTCAACGGGGTCTTGGGGGGTCATGAACGCAAAGCTTGCGCCAGTCGTGCGTGACTCGGCGTCAACCTCTAGGTGCGTGCAGAAACCAGGAACGATGCGAGTGCCCATTAGCCGTGGTATGCAACTGCAATGTAAGGCGTTACAGATGGCGTTCCAGAGCTGATGGAGTCGATGCGCATACGGACTTTTGCAGCGGGTTTGCCGCTGTAGAAATAGGCGAATTGGCCGTTACTATTGATGGTTTTGCTGGTGTCAACAGTGAACCAAGTGTCGCTGTCGTTGAAACTGCACTCAAATGCAAGGTCGAAGTTCGCACCGCCGGTTACGTTCACCGCGAAGGTGTACTCGGATGAGTGCGCGTGGACCGTTAGCGCGTCGTCTTCCGCTACAAGCGGTTCGCCAGCATACTCAACCAGGTTGGTGTAGCGCTTGGTCGCGGTGATGTCTCCAGCAGCCATTACTTCTTACCTCGCTTGGGCTTCTTTTTGGCGGTTTTGGCGGACTCTTTGAAGTCCTTTGCGCTTGGTGCGCCCTTTGAACCGGGTTTGCGCATTTTTTCGCCCGATCCAGCCTCGATGCGCTTACGCTTTGCGTTGATATTCGCGTATAGACCGCGTTTTGGCATGGATTTGGCGGCAGTTAGTCCAATTTTACTTCTTTTTTGTGCCCTTGGACTTGGGCTTTTTCTTACCGCCATGGCCATAGTGTCCGGGCATTGATTTACTCCTCTTCGGGGACTTGTTCTGATTCTACTTCGGCTACATCTACTTCGATTGGGGTCTCCATTGCAGGGGCATCTGATGCCGGTAGTTGGGCAGTAGGGGCTTTTGGCTCGATTTGGATGTTTAGTGATGGCACGTTGACCGAAACTTGCTCGGGAGTGCTCTCACCCACCACACGGCCCAGCGAATCCAAAATTTGGCTGGCTGTTTGCAGTTGGCCGCGTTTTACGGCGGTGTGGAAAAGGTCCATTCGCATCGCTTGGATGCGGGCCATCATGCTTTCGCGGTCCTTTTTCCAGTCTTCGTCGATCCAAGCGAGGACTTGGTTCCAATCGCGGTAGGCGGTAGTCATACTGATGCCTTCGCGTTTCATGTGCTCTACCACGATTTGGCGGGCACTTTTACCTTCTAGTTGGTGTTTGTAGAGGCGGCGGCAGCGGGCTTCAATGACGTGCCGGGG